TAATTCTTGGTACTGCAGGGTCATATACAGAAGTAAATGCAGAACTCTAACTGAAACTTGTAAAGTGGCAATTGACTTTCGTCCATAACTAGAGTATACTAACTGAGATATGCTCTAGACTATGGACTTCCTGAAAGAAATTGTAAAAGAGATTGGAGACGAATATACACAACTTGCTGCAGATATTGATGAAACTGAAAGATATGTTGATACAGGTTCGTATATTTTTAACGGACTTGTTTCAGGGTCTATATTTGGCGGCGTATCTGGGAATAAGATTACTGCCATTGCTGGGGAGTCTAGCACTGGAAAAACTTTCTTCTCTCTTGCCGTCGTCAAAAATTTTCTGGATTCTAACCCTGATGGGTATTGCTTATATTTTGACACTGAAGCCGCTGTTAATAAGTCTCTACTCGCAGGTCGTGGGGTAAATCTTGATCGCACAGTAGTTGTCAATGTGGTCACTGTTGAGGAGTTCCGAAGCAAGGCACTCAAAGCAGTAGATATGTATCTTAAGACGCCTGAGGAGGATCGCAAACCTTGCATGTTTGTGCTAGACTCTTTGGGGATGCTTTCGACTGAGAAAGAGATTACTGATGCCCTGAACGAAAAACAAGTTCGGGACATGACTAAATCTCAATTGATCAAGGGTGCATTTCGTATGCTTACTCTTAAATTGGGTCAAGCAAATATTCCAATGATTGTTACCAATCACACTTACGATGTTATCGGATCTTATGTACCTACGAAAGAAATGGGAGGAGGTAGTGGCCTCAAGTACGCTGCTAGTACTATCATCTACCTTAGTAAGAAAAAAGAAAAGGATGGAACAGAAGTCGTTGGCAATCTTATCAAAGCTAAGACTGCTAAGTCGCGTTTAAGCAAGGAGAACAAGGATGTTACAGTGCGTCTTTATTACGATGAGCGTGGTCTTGATCGATATTATGGTCTTCTTGAGTTGGGAGAACTCGGTGGTCTCTGGAAAAATGTTGCCGGTCGTTATGAAATGAATGGCAAGAAGGTCTATGCAAAACAGATCTTGAAAGAACCAGAAGTATACTTCACTGAAGAAGTAATGAAACAGTTAGACCAAATTGCACAGAAGGAGTTTAGTTATGGAGAAAGTTGAGTTTCTAATCCTTAGAAACCTTCTACACAATGAAGAATATCTCCGAAAAGTAATACCATTTATTAAACCTGAATACTTTGAGGATAATCATCAAAAAATTATTTTTGAAGAAATTCAAAACTTTGTTGAAAAGTATAATCAAATGGCAACCAAAGAAATTCTCTGCATTGAAGTTGAGAATCGTAATGATATTAATGACACCTCTTTCAAAGAAGTTGTTGGTTTAATTACCTCTCTTGAAGAAGAGATGTCAGAGTTTAATTGGTTGGTTGATACAACAGAAAAGTGGTGTCGAGATCGTGCTATATACTTGGCACTGATGGAATCAATTGCACTAGCAGATGGTACTGATGAGAAGAAAGGTAGAGATGCCATTCCTTCTATCTTATCCGATGCTTTGGCAGTGAGTTTTGACGCCCATGTCGGGCACGATTACTTAGCAGATTATGAACAACGTTATGAAACCTATCACAGAAAGGAGGACAGAGTTGAATTCGACCTTGAATATTTCAACAAAATCACGAAAGGTGGTTTACCTAACAAGACTCTTAACATCGCGCTTGCTGGTACAGGTGTCGGCAAGTCTCTATTCATGTGCCATGTTGCTAGCTCCGTGTTGCTCCAAGGGAGAAACGTTCTCTATATTACAATGGAGATGGCAGAAGAGAAAATTGCTGAGCGAATTGATGCCAACCTCCTCAATGTCCCCATTCAAGAGATTGGTGAACTTCCAAAAGTAATGTTTGAGAGTAAGGTAACAAACCTTGCACAAAAAACACAGGGTACTCTTATAATTAAAGAATACCCTACAGCATCTGCACATAGTGGACACTTTAAATCACTTCTTAATGAACTTGCACTTAAGAAGTCATTTAGACCTGATATTATTTTCATTGATTACCTTAATATATGTGCTTCCTCTAGGTATCGCGGAAACAGCACTGTCAATTCATATTCTTATATTAAAGCAATTGCAGAAGAGTTACGAGGGTTGGCTGTTGAAGCAAACGTCCCTATCGTTTCTGCCACGCAGACCACTCGTTCTGGTTATGGTAGCAGTGACGTTGAGCTCACTGACACTAGTGAGTCCTTTGGTCTCCCTGCTACTGCTGATCTTATGTTTGCCCTTATTTCTACAGATGACCTTGAAGGGCTTGGACAAATTATGGTGAAGCAATTGAAGAACCGATATAATGATCCAACTATCTTTAAGAGATTTGTGGTAGGTATTGATCGTGCCAAGATGCGTCTGTATGATTGTGAGCAATCAGCACAAGATGATATTATTGACAGTGGACAAGAAGAAGAGTATAATAATGAAGAAACAAAACCAAAAAAATCATTTGAGGGATTTAAGTTTTGAACGGTTACTATTCTGTATTCAATCCCAGAGGACAAAAGATTGCTGACTGTGGTTCTGAAAAAGATGCAGTCAATCTTCTTGGTATGAGAAACCGTAGGTGGGAAGGACATTATTACTCGTTCATTC